GCATTGGCAATGATGGCACAGGCACAGTCTTTGTCACAAACTATATTCCAACTTCTACAAAATCACTAAACTTGGTACGGAAATTGCAGCTGTATAAGTAAGACTATTTTATACAGGATGAATCATGAATATAACTGAAGAAGAATTTTTGGAGTTGAAGAACATACCAACTCCAATTCAGTTTGAATCAGGGGTGGAGAGTTTGATGGAGGAATGTGGAATAGAATCTTTCATTGATGGTATATTGGAATACTGTACTCGTAATGAGATAGAGACAGAAATAGTTCCGAAATTGATTACCAATGAACTTAGAGATAAGTTGTTCTATGAAGCTAAATCGTTGAACTTTCTACCTAATGATGGTATGTTACCAATATGACAGATAAGTTTGCCACCTATATGGTGGAAAACCAGTATATACCTGGATATAAAGCCTTTAGAGTTTGGTGTCCAATGTATGTTTGGTTTAATAAAAAGAACTTACGAACTGAAAGAGATTATTATGGTGTTCGTAAAAGATTGAAGAAAGAATCCTTTTATAGACATATACAACAAGGTCGAGAGGATAATAGACAGGAGGTGTTGGCTGAATGGGAAAGAATGTATTCAACAGAGGATGAATTACGGGATGCATTTCTTTCAAATTTTGTAAATGGGGATCATCATGGTGGATTGTGGAAGTTGGATTCACATGAGATCTATAAGAATTGGAAAAAACGAATACAGTCTATGACGTATGTATTTCGTGAGGATATTGAGACTTTGGTGAATGATTCTAATGGAACTGAATTCTTTTTTAGTAAGGGTGGGAAAAATCCACTTTTGTTGGAATATGTGAATCAGAAAAAAGTTGCATGGGAAACACTTATCATACTCAATCAGTTGTCAAACAATGAAATATTTGATAAATATGATGAGGAGCTAGATGATCCACGTTGGGAGAAATTGAAGTTGTTATCTATGAAGTACTCTGTACTTTTGAACATCAATTATGACGAATACAAGAAGGAAATGCTTGACATTTCCAAAAAACTGAATACTTAGAATACAAAGCTATACAAAATAAGGAGAATACGAATATGTCGTTTGCAACTTTGAAACGAAATCAGAAAGATCTGATGAGTAAACTTAAAGAAGAAGCTACCAAACTGAAGGATCCTGATAAGAAAGGTTATGAGGATGATCGGTATTGGAAACCTGAACGTGATAAATCTGGTAACGGTTATGCAGTTATCCGATTCCTACCACAACGTGATGGTGAGGATATGCCTTGGGTTCGATTGTGGAATCATGGTTTTCAAGGACCAGGTGGTTGGTACATTGAGAATTCATTGACCACTTTGAATAAACAAGATCCAGTTAGTGAGTTCAATACTAAACTCTGGAACAATGGAACTGAGGATGGTAAAGACCAAGCCCGTAAACAGAAACGGCGTTTGAGTCACATTTCCAACATTTATGTGATCAAAGATCCTGCACATCCAGAAAACGAAGGAAAAGTTTTCCTATATCGTTATGGAAAGAAGATTTTTGATAAACTTAATGAGGCAATGAATCCTGATTTTGAGGATGAGAGTTCAATGAATCCATTTGACTTATGGGGTGGTGCAGATTTCAAATTGAAAATCCGAATGTTAGATGGATTTGTGAATTATGATAAGTCTGAATTCGATTCACCTTCTACATTGGGTGAGTTCGATGACGATGCACTTGAGGAAATCTATAACCAAGTTCATAGTCTAGTTGAGTTGATTGCAGAGGATCAGTTTAAACCTTATGATGAACTGAAAACTAAGATGGAAAAAGTTCTTGGTTTGGTAGAGGATACGGATACACAGTTTGATGTAGAGAAGTTTACTGCACCTAAGTCTGCTGATCCTGTCGTCACTAAATCCGATGATGTGTCTTCTAATACAGGGGATACGATGGACTACTTTGAGAAACTTGCAAATAGTGGTTCCTAAATAGTAATGAAGGGGGGGAGCAATCCACCACACTGCTCCCCCCCTTCATTCCTACCTGATTAAAACCCAAAAATAAAACGAACAAAATGGAGTTTCACTTGTCTAATATAGTAGAGGGAAATTTTATATTAAGGAGAATTGAATGAAAACGAGAAGTTTGTGGAGTGGGATTGCAATTGCTATAATTGCAGGAATGATATTTGCAGGTGGTGTAACTATTGCAGATGCAGAACGTGAAGATCGTAGACGATCTAGGAATCGTAGTGAACAATGGAATCGTGGTCGTGAACTTCTACGAGAATTTAGTGCATTGGAGCGATACCGAAGATTGTGGTTTAATACGACTTTTGCATTAGAAGTGGAATTAGATCATCTCATCTTGTTTCGTGCAAAGGATGTTTTTTCAAGAGCATTGCATGATACGAAGGAAGGTAATAAGGATGCTAAGGAAGTTTATAAAACCTTTGAATATCAATTGAGAAAGACTATTGGTGATGGGAATTTTGAGCAGGTGACGAAATCACTTAGACCCGAAAGAGGTCGCAGGAATATCAAAATTGGTGAACAGGGTCGCAGTCGTGGTCGTAGTCGTAGATCAAGGGCAAGTGAAAAGAAACGAGAATCTCGTAATAGAGGTTCCGATAAGAAAGGTGGTGATAAAACTGGTACGCATAAAACGAAGAATCAGAAGAAAAGTTAGAGTACTGAGTCAAGTACTTAGTTAGGAACTAAAATAGAAACGGCCCGAAAGGGCCTTTTTTATTATGCATAAACTTGGTTCAGACCCTTCATTGTTTCGAGATAGTTGGTATCTACCGCAGTTTTATTGACATGAACTTCTGTTCCACGATTGGTTATGTTTGTTTGATTGGATGTTATTATTTGTCCACCAGGAGGCATTATATCTCCCTGTTCTTGAGTGAGTCCTTCTGCTGTCATTTGTTGTTGCAACATTGCTTGTGCTATTCCACCACCCATCCCCTCCACAACTAAAGTCTCTGCTGTGAATGTTCCTACTTCCCGTTTTTTTGCAATTCCTTCCTGTGTTCCAATTAGTTTGTTGATGAATGGAATTGCAGAAAGAGCTGTAAATATTCCAAGTGCAGGTATAAGTGCAAGGGAACTTATTGCAAATTTAGTTACTGCAAGGGCAAGTGTATTGAATCCCATTGCGAGTAGTGAAAGTCTTTCGGGATCACCAATTGTTGCCATTAGTGCAGCTAATCCAATCGATGCAATACCAAGTGCAATTAGTGGTACTACTGCAACTCCTGCCAATATCCCAAATATACCCAATGCAGCACCAAGTATGACAAATGCAGCTGCAAGTTTGATATAGTTCCAGAATGGTATTTCAGATAATTGAATCAAACTAGAGACTAGTGTTTTTATGAAATCTATGATCACCCTACCGATGGTGACTATTACCCTACCGATTGTTTCTATTACAGTTCCAATTGCTTTGAATATTCCAATTATACCTTTGAATACCCCACCAATAACAGATCCAATTGCATTTATGACGGTTGCAAATCCTTTGAAGAATTTCATTACTACACCGCCAACTGCCTTTATCACATTTGCCATTGCCCGTAATATCGGTACTATTACCTTTCCTGCAGCTTCGATTACTTTTGCATATCCTTCAAATACAGAGGTGAGTATTTTACCAATTGCACCCATTATTTTGACTATTACAGGTCCTGCGATTTTTAGTGCAGTTGCAAGAAGTATCATGTTAATGGAAAGTCCAGTTATTGCAGCTAATCCCATAGCAAGTGAATAAGGATCAATAGAACCAAGTGCTTTGAACATTCCTGCAATTCCTTCTCCGATACCTTTTAATACTTTTACGATTGCACCTGGGATTGCTTTGATCGCGGGTCCCAGACCAGATAAGAATCCAAGAAAGTTCGGCATAGGAGGATCTTTTGTTGCACCTTCTGGGATTGGGCCACCATCTCCTGCTCCTGCTTCTGCTGTTTGTTCAAGTAATTGTGTATGTCCTTGTATCGTTTCTGCAATTGTTTGTAGATATGGAGGACTACCAAAAAATGCTTCTTTGTTTACTTCTAATACATCTTCTAATGTTTTTTCAACGTGGCCTTCTTGTCCTCTAGTCAGTGAATTTAATTCTTCTACTGCTTTTGTTAGACCTTCTTGATTTTGTTGTAATTTTTGAGTTTCTTGTTTTGCTATGTTGGATATACGCCACTGTTCTTGTGTCTGTTTTGCAGTTATTTTTTCCTGTAGTGCAGCTGCTTCTTCAGGATCAACTTCAACACTTAGTTCACCTTGTAATTCTTCTATTTCTGATGCCAGTTTTTCCCTTGCTTCTTCATTTGTGGCAATCAGTGCATCTTTGGATGTATTTTGATCATCTATTAGTTGACTAATCTGTTTTTGTAATTGTGTATCGACTTCTCTAGCACCAAGTTTTTCAAATCCGTCTATCCCCATTCCCTTTTTACGGAATTCTTGTAGCATACTTACTTCTTTACCGAGCCACGAATCTTTGCCTAATACTCCAGACATTTTTTTGAACAACCAATCAGTGGTATCCCATGTTACATCTTCCAGGTTCATTCCTGCGGCTAGAGCACGTTCACGTTTTTTTAATAATTTCCGTTCTTTTCTATGCATCCACCACTGTCTGGCTATGGGTAGTGTTGCTGATTTTGCCCAGGTGATTAGGAAACTATTTTTTATCATATCCCAACCCTGACCAAGTTCTGGGACTATATTGTTTACAGCACCAGCCATAGAGGAAAGTCCTTGTATCATCAGTCCACCTTTAGTAGATTGATCCTCGTATAGTTTTTTTAGAACTTCAGCTCTCTCCCCACCAGCCGCATTGGACATCAACCCAGATGCACTACTCTGAACACTATCCATTGCAGTCTGAAACTGATTCATCAAACTTGTAGTTGTCGTACCATTTGCTTTTATTTCACCTGACAGTGCATTTAGTAGTGAAGCTGCATTGGTGGATTGTTGATTAAATAATTTGGTTTGTGTAGTTGATATACCCATTGCCGTAGAGTTTGTGCTAATTGAATCCTTGAATTCTTTCAACATAACTTTCATTGAATTCAAGGAGTCGGAACTCACATCTGTCATATCCGTCAAACCTGAAAATGAGTCTGACATTTTCTTTGTTTCTTCAGATACGTCTTTTAATTTTTCTATTACTCGATCTAGTTCGTCTGCCATTATCGTGCCCTACTTGCTTGTTTTATTTTTGCGTTTTCCTTTTTGATTCGATCATTTTCCTTTTCAATCCAATCTGAGAGTAGTTGCATATAGATTTCACGTTCCCATGTCATCATGTTTTCGAGTTCAGTTAGACTGTAGCCGTGGTGTTGTATCATTGCAAAATTACTTAGGTATCTATTCCTGAGACTATCATGACTCAGGATTATACGAAAAAATTTTCCAATCCCTCCAGAATTAATTCACCAGTATATCCACATTTATCACATTTGTAGTCATCTCTAAATCTTAGTTTGGGTATGGTGTCGAAGAAATTACGGATTAGTGTGAATTGTCCTTGAGTAAGACTTTCAAAGAATTCGGTTTTTTCTTCCTCTTTGTAATCATTCATGACATATGTGTTTTCATCATCGAATATACACTCTATACAACTTTCTATAATCCTAAACATATCTTCCGTGTCTTGATTGTCTAGATTGATACTCATGTTCATCAAATCCAATTTTGGATATCTCATTAGGATACCAATATTGTCTGTTAGGAATATTTCGTTTGAGTGGTTTTCCGATTCCTCTAATTCTACTTTGTTTAGATCGACTGATAAGTCAACCTTATTCCCACACGGATTATTTTCGATTATTTCTTGACATGAATATGAAATATCTGCTTGATCACCAACTGATTTTGATCGAATTCTCAGTAATATGTTTTCTAGTTCAAATAAGGGTAGATCATCTATATTAATTTTGTCGGTGACACAATTACTTATTACTTGTTTCATGGCTCTACCCATTT